GGCGGCTCGTGCGTTGATGGCCGCCGATGCCCAGAACATCGAAATGGAGAAAATGACGCAAGCCGATGAGCACGAATACCGAGCCAATCTGGTTGCAATCGCTAAACACCTCGGACCTAGCGAAGTTGCTCGGCTCGCAGCTAATGCCGGAGTCGCAATCGACGCCGAAGCCTTCCCCGATGTCGGAACGGGAGAAGCAGCGCCGATTGATGGCGAAGAGGAGAGCGAGCGAACGTGATCTTGCAATACCTTTGCCCGCAAACATCGAAAGAAGACTTGAAGCTGAAAGCAACCCGCAACTTTGGCTAGACACTTATTTCCGATCGGTGTTCAGCGAAGATTGGACCGCAGACCGCCTAGCTATGCTTCACTCCATAATAGACGCCGCGCTTTACGGAGGCGACCAGGCAATAGCCGGACCTCGCGGCGAAGGCAAGACGACGATCGCAACGCATGCGGCGCTGTACCTGATGGTCCGCAAGCTATCGACGTTTCCGGTCGTGATTGGCAAGTCGCAAGGCAAAGCACAGCTAGAACTCAAAGCGATTAAGGAGCAGCTCCAGCAGAATGAGCTATTCCTCGCAGATTACCCGGAGATCGGCGTACCGATGCAAGCGGTCGGCGGTTGGTCATCGAGAGCAAGAATGCAGACGGTCGGCGGCATGAACACCAACATCGAACTAGCTGCAGATCATATTGCATTTCCTACGATCGCACGTTGGCAGCTTGCCGACTGGCCTGAGTCGTTTGATGTCGCAAGTTGCGGGCAAGTGCTTTACTCGCTAGGCATCGACGGACCAGTGCGAGGGACTAAGTTTCGCAACTCTAGGCCAACGCTCGCAATCATCGACGACATCGAAGACCGGGAGGCAGCGGCATCCGAAGCGCTGATCGAGAAGAACGACGAGATCATAGAAAAGGACGTTGCTGGTCTTGGTGCCAGTTCCGAACGAGTGCCGAGAGTTATGCTTTGCACCGTGCAAAATCGCAAGTGTATTGCCTACCGATTTACTGATCCGCAGGTCAAGCCGTCCTGGCGTGGCAAGCGATACCGCAAGATGCTTCGCGAACCGGATCGAATCGACCTAGTGCAGCAGTATATTAGCATGAGGCAAGCACGCGCGGCAGACGATCCAGACGCACGGCTGGCGTTCGCTTTTTGGCGTGACAACCAGACTGACATCGAGGCCGGTTGCGAGGTTAGCAACCCAAACAGCTACTCAAAGAAGCTACACAGCGACGGCGAGCCGTTGGAACTTTCTGCCATTCACGCCTACTACAACCGAGTAGCAGACGTTGGGCCAAAGGCAGTAGCTACTGAGATCGACAACGATCCTCCGCCAGAAGTTGGTCCGCTCGGTAGCGGATTGACGAGTAGTAAAATAATGAATCAATTGAATCAATTGAAACGTCAAGAGTTGCCTGAGAATACAGTTTGCCTTACTGCAGGTATAGACATCGGGAAGTATCGTTGTCATTGGACGATAACAGCATGGGTGCACGGGGCGGCTGGATGCGTGATCGATTATGGGGTGCTAGAGGTCAGCAATACACAAACAGAAACACAAGCCGATGCGATCGAGTGGCAGATCTATAGAGCGTTAATTGAATGGCGAGATCAACAGACGCAAAAGCAGTATAAAGATAAAGATGGCAATGCACGCAACATTGAATTCGTGTTAATTGATAGTGGGAATTACAACACGGCTATCTACGAATTCACGAAACAGGTAGGAGGCATTTATCATCCGGCTAAAGGTATCAACCCATACAGACAAAAGAAATCAAATGGCGTGAATGTCTTAGCCTCTGAGCATTTGCATGCACAAAAACTGGATACGAGTGGCATCTGGCTTTATGAACTGGATACAAATTATTGGAAGCAATTTGTGCATGAACGTTTTTTAACACCTGTTATGGATGAAGCCAATAATCTGAAAAAAGGTTCGCTATCGCTATTTGCAGGAGCACATCCAAAATCACATCTTGCATATGCAAATCATATAGTTGCCGAAGAATTAGTGACCGAATTCAAGGAAGGCAAAGGTAGCAAGACCTATTGGCTAGTAAAAAACGAGAACAACCACTGGCTTGATGCAACGTATCTAGCATGTGCTGCGGCAGAGATTTTCGGTGTCAAATTATTAGCACCTGCGGAAAAAGAGTTAACACCACGTGTGCACAATAATTCGGAGAAGGAAAAATTAGTAGTACAAAACGCAAAAGCAAAAAGTGCACCGCGTTTCAAACAGAGACCTGGGGGCTGGATACCACGGAGGCGCACTTGAACGCGAAGAAAAAAAACATTGATTCAGCAGGCAATGCGATACCTAATGAATCACAAGAGCCTAGGCAAGAACCTAGGATACCGAAGCCTCGGGAATTTGAGGCTAGACCGTGTGTGCAATGTGTAGCGTTGCGACCGTTCAATACAAACTATAGTCGTGTGTATAAGACTTTAGGACGCATCAGATATTGCAAATGCCATTTCTGCGGAAATACGTGGGCACAAGAAGGATGAAATTTAATTGCAATTACTAGCCCAATGGTAAGGGTTTATTGTAGCTGCTCGAAAGTATGCGAATATAGTTCGCATGAGTGCATCACAATCGTTAGCTAGAATTGAAGCGGCTATAGCAGCCCTGGAAGAGGGCGGCGTACAGTCTTATTCTCTTGGCTCGCGACAGGTCACGAAACTCAATTTAGGTGAGCTATACGCTGAACGACGACAGCTCAAAACGGAAGTTCATCGCGAAGCTGGTGGTGGGATCAGCTTAGCTAAAATGACGAGGAACCGACGATGATCGGCTCGTTGCTTGATAATTTAATCGCCACGCTATCACCAACTGCCGGATTGAAGCGAGTTCAAGCGAGGCGTGTTTTACGATCATATCAGGGAGCGGAACCTTCAAGAGTTTCGTCGAGTCGTAATCCAAAAAATCAACCGGCAGACATGGAGTTGCTTGGTCCGTTCGGAGCCGATCGATTGCGAGCATGGGCGAGAGAACTCGTTCGCAATAATGCCTATGCTTGGGGCGTGGTTGATACGATCGTTTCATCGGTCGTAGGTTGTGGCATCCGAGCGCAATCGACTTTCGAAACTTTTGAAGGTGATGATGTTGAAGATGTGAATGATGAACGTGACAAGATATGGTCGGAATGGTGCGATACGTGTCATGTAAATGGACTCTATACCTTTGAAGAATTGCAATCGCTTGCCTTGCGAGAAATAGTTGAAGCAGGCGAGGTGCTAGTGCGATTGATCCGCACCCCACAAAACATCTATCGAGGAATCCTACGCCCAGTCCCGCTTGCGTTAGAACTTATCGAGGCCGATAGGCTCGCTGGCGACAAAGATACATATGCTGCAAGAATCGTGAATCAAAATGGCAATCGCATCATCCGGGGTGTTGAAGTTGATGAACTCGGCAAGCCAGTAGCTTATTGGATCTACAAAGATCATCCGCTGCAGCCTTACGCTTTCACTCGTTCGCCGGACAGGATTCCTGCAAACGAAATTCTGCATCTATTTCGTCGGGAACGTGAAGGTCAAACGCGTGGTTTAACGTGGTTTGCTCCGGTGCTCAGCGATATTCGCGACATCGGAACTTATGTCGATAACGAGTTGCAAGCCTCGGCGGTAGCATCTTGTTTCACAGTAGCGATAAAAAGCAATACACCGCTCGGTAATCTAGCCGACCCCGATGGAGGAACAGGCACAGACGACGCAGGAAACAGGGAACGATACGTTGAACCCGGCATGATTATGGAACTTCAGCCGGGAGAAGACGTTGTTGGCTTGAATCCAGGCCGACCTAACGCGGGTGCCGAACCGTGGATACAAACGATTCTGCGAAAAATCGCCGTCGGCACTGGATTAAGTTATGAGACTGTTGCACGCGATTACAGTCAAACATCGTACAGCTCAAGTAGAACAAGTCAGCTAGAGGATCGTAGACGATTTCGATGTTGGCAACAGTATTTAATTCGACATTTGCTACAGCCGACCTGGGATGCATTTTGTGATGCGGCAGCATTGAGTTCATTGCCTGGATTCGCAAATAGTGCAGATCTATTGGACGATCGCCGTCGAGTTGCACCGGTCGAATGGCAAACTCCAGAGTGGGAATGGGTTGATCCGCAAAGCGAACAAGCAGCGAGCGAAATGGCTCTGAAGTCATTCACTGATACTTATCAAAACGTACTCGGTTCACGTGGTCGTTCATATCGATCGATTTTCTATCAAAGGAGAAAAGAAGATCGAATGCGACGAAAGTTCGGGCTGCTAACACCGGAAGAAAGACAACAAAACATTAGCGCAGCACAAACTCCTCAAAATGGCAACTCAGTTGGCGTGGATTTGCGAGGAACAGTGAATGCCGTATAGCGTTTTAGAAACAAAATCTTGTCCGGTTTCTAAACCGTTCGGAGTCATAAAGGATGACACACGGAAGGTCATGGGTTGCCATTCTTCTGAGGGAGATGCAGAAAAACAAATTCGAGCGTTATACGCTTCTAAAAATGTAGCTCGTGCTAAGTATGAAGGTATCGATTTTACGCCACCGCAGGGCGTGCGCAAAGAAGCAGCCCAAGGTCTTGAATGGCGCAGGGAACACAATCGCGGCGGAACGCTTGTAGGCGTGGCACGTGCTAGAGATTTGAGTAATGGCAAAGATATGAGTCCGGAAACTATAGGGCGCATGGTGAGTTATTTCGCTCGCCATGAGGTCGATAAAAAAGGGCAAGGATTTAGCCCAGGAGAAAAAGGTTTCCCATCAAACGGTCGAATCGCTTGGGCATTATGGGGCGGCGATGCAGGAAATGTATGGGCGAATAAGGTATTGCGACAAATGAGATCTGCCGAAAAAGTCGAAAGATTAAACGAAGTACCTAGGATACAGAGGCTATTTGAACAACCAAAGGACGGTAAAGCAGTTATTGCAACTGAAACGCCGATTGAAGTATATGACCCCCAACGAGGTTGGCTGAAACAAGTGCTATTGATGGATGGCGTGCAGTTTCGCAATGGAAAAAATCAACTGCCTATAGTCGATTCTCATAACGATAAAACGGTCAGGAATGTTTTTGGTTCAATTCGCAATATCGAGATCCAAGATGGACAGTTAATAGGAGTCGCGGAATTTGCGAGCGATCAAGAATCACAAGTAGTGGCTACGCGATACGCAGAAGGTCATTTGAATGACTTTTCAATTGATGCTGTCGTTTTACAAAGGCAATACGTCCCTGAAGGGCAAAAATACACCACTCGGCTAGGTGTCGTTATCGAAGGACCGGCGGAAATTGTAATCGCTTGGGAACCACATAATGCTTCGATCTGTGCAACGGGTGCAGATCCTAATTCGACAGTTCGACGGTCCTTGGACCAAGAGAAAGTGAGCAGAGCAATGGATGAAGCTGTAATGGCTAAATTAAAAATGCTTGGTCTTCCAGAAGAGATGACCGATCCGGCGGAAATTATTGCGTTCCTGGCGAGCAAAATGCCGGAAGCAGAAGTTGAAGTGGAAATGATGGACAAAGAAGAAGACATGCAACGTGGTGAATATATGTCAGAGGATAAAAAAATCGAAAACATGGAAGAAGAAGTGAAAGCTGAAGTCGAAAGACAATTGAATTTAGATAAACAACGCAGAAAAACTATCTACAACGATGTCAAGCTAGCGAAATTGGAGCGATCTTTTGCTGAGCAACTCGTTGATGAAAACGTAACTGTCGAGGTCGCTCGTGAAAGGATCATCAGGCAAATGGCGATTCAACCAATCGGCCAAAGCGTCGATAACAACACCTCGCACGTTTCCGTTACTGAGTCGAGCGATGACAAGCTGGCAGCGGCAATGTCTTCCGGTCTCGTACAGCGAGC